AACTGTTGAACGTATCGCAGAATTCAAAAAATTATCAAACAAATAACTAAAAACAAAAAACAAACAAAATGGCATTTAACGTAACAGCCCTTGCGGCATACACAAAAACCAACGAAAACATGTTGTTGCATCGTTCGTTCTTCGAACCTAAAACAGCATCAAGAATGCAAATCTTAACTGGTGTAAAATCTACAATCCAAGTTCCTGCATTATCAGACTCTTTAATATGGCAAAATGGTGACGCTTGTGGCTTCAGTGCTTCAGGTGACACAACTATTTCTGCTCGTGTATTAACAGTAGGTCGTATCAAAGTAAACAAAGAATGGTGTGTTAATGATTTAGAAACTAAATACACTCAATTATTGTTATCTCCGGGTTCTAATTATGATGCTTTACCGGGTGGTATTGATGCAGCATTCGTAGAAACTATTTTAGGTACTACAAAAGAAAACGTAGAAACTGCAATTTGGCAAGGTGATACTACTTCATGGAATTCTCAATTGAAGCAATTTGATGGATTAGTAAAAATTATCAACGCAGCATCAGGAACAGTTCAAGCTAATGCATCAGCATTTACAGGAATTGCAACAGTAACAGCAATCACAGCAGCAAACATTATTTCAATTGTTCAAGGTATCTATGCAGCAATTCCTGTTGAGATATTAGACAAACCTGATTTAAATGTTTATATGGGTGTTGGTAATTTTAGAACTTACCAAACTGCTTTAACAAACGCAAATCTTTTCAACTTTATTCCTACTGATAACGCATTAGGACAAATGAAGATTCACGGTACTAACGTAAACATTGTTTCAACTCCGGGCTTAACAGGAACAAACGCAATGTATGCTTTAAGAGATTCAAATATGTTCTTGGGTGTGGATTTAGAAAACGAACAAGAAGCATTTAAATTCTGGTATTCAGAAGACTTCGATTTAGTTAGATTCAAATACAGAACTAAACTTGGTGTTCAAGTATCACAAGTTCAAGAAATCGTTAAATTCACAATTTAATTCACAAAAGGGTAGCAGCCAAAAGTTGTTACCCTTTTTAAAACCAAATTTAAAATCATGGCATGCGCAATAGTAGCAGGATATGCATTAGACTGTAAAGATACAGTTGGTGGTATCAAAAATTTATACATAACAGAACAAGCAAACATTACTGCGGTAACAGAAAACGCAAGTGGTTATGTAACAGCAATAACAAAAGCATCAGGTAAAAAATATTTTACTTATGCATTAGAGCCACGTGGTGCAAATAGCACAACTAATAACATCAATACTGACCCTAAAGTAGGTACAGTAGGTTATGAGCAAACTATCGCAGCTACGTTCTTAAAAATGGCTTATGAAACACAATTCAAATTACAACAAATTATCAAAAACAGAACTTCGATAATTGTTGAAATGAAAAGCGGTCAATACTTCTTATTTGGTTCATCATTCGGTATGGAATGTACAGGTGGAACAGGAACTTCAGGGGCTGCGCTAAATGAATTTAATGGTTACTCACTAACTTGGGCTGGCATGGAGAAAACATTCTCTCAAGAGGTTGACTCTGCTATCATAGCAGCATTGTTAGTTTAACATGTTAGTTTAAAATTCTTCATTGTTTCATAGCAAAAAGCCAATCGATTAACTTCGGTTGGTTTTTTTGTTTTAACAGAGTTAATAAAGATATTTAGCAAACTTTCAAACTTTTTATATTTATATTTAGTGATAAGATTTTTAAAAAATAGCACAAACAACGTAGTAGTTACTTTAACTGAAAATTCAACAGTTACAAATCCTATTTATTTGTTTTTATTCACAAACCAAACATCAAATGTACCCTACTATTTTATAGGTACTGATACAAGCAGTTATAAAACACGATATAATAAGTTTAGTATAATTGAAAAGGTATCAGCAAACACTTTAAATGGCGAGGTTACGTTAGGTTTTAATGGCTATTATAACTATAAGGTATATCAAACATCATTAGCGAATACAAGTGGGCTTACAACAGCAGCAGATGCAGTTACTTTTATAACTAAAACAGTAGAAGTTGGAGTAGTTGATGTTGTTTTAGATGCACAAGCTACGACAGAATACGATGTACAAGATGAAACTAACATAATTTACCAACCACAATAGATGGCATATACAGATAAAACTATTAAAATCGGATTTTCTAATGACAAAGTTCCTATGTTTGTGGAGCAAAAGTCAAAGAATTGGATTAAATATGGCGAAGAAAATAACTATCCTCAATACCTTGTATTACTATTTAATCGTAGTGCAAAGCATAATGCAATTGTAACAAGCAAACAACTATATATTAGTGGCAAAGGTTGGACATTTGACCAAACAGAAATGCAAGGCGAAGAAGTTATTGCACTACAAGGCTTTATTGATAACCCTAACCAGTACGAAACCTTAAATGATTTAGCTAAAAAAACAATTTTAGACAATGAATTATTTGGTGGTTGCTACATTAAGGTAGTAGGAACAAAAGGTAAAAAAGGACAAGAGTTATACCACATTGATTATTGCACAGTTCGTAGTAATGAGGATAACACAGAATTCTATATTAGCGATGAATGGATAGATGAAAGTGGAAACGAAAACAACACACCATTATTTACTACATTACCTGCTTATGACCCTAATACAAAACAAGCAGAATCAATTTATTATTACAAGAGTTATAGACCAAATTTAAGAACATATACTTTACCTGATTATATCGGTGCTGTTCCTGCAATTATAACAGATGCAGAAGTAGCAAACTACCATAGAGCAGAAATACAAAATAGTTTCAAAGGCTCGAAAATGATTACTTTCGTTAATGGCATACCAAGCGATGACGAAATGAAAGCTACTGAACGCAAGTTAAAGAGTAAATTTACATCCACAGATAGCGCAGGTTCAATAGTTGTAGACTTTGCAGATGACAAGGACAGAGTAGCAATTATAAACGATTTAAGCGCAGGAGATTTTGCAGACAAATACACAGCCCTAAACGATACGATTCAGCAAGAAATATTTGTAGGACATAAAGTTACTTCACCAATGATATTTGGTGTAAGGGTAGCAGGGCAATTAGGTGGCAGAGCAGAAATGATTGATGCGTTTAACCTATTTACAAATACTTATGTAGCACCAAGACAAGAAGTTCAAGAACAAATATTTAATATTTTTGCACCTGTAAAAGGTAAGTTAAAAATTAAACAACTTGAACCTATTATGCCAAGTTTTAGTGAAGCTACATTATCACAAATTTTAACTAAAGATGAGTTAAGAGAAGTAATAGGTCGCAAACCATTAGAAATTAAAAACGTAGTTTCAAATGTTGCAGATTCATTAGGTGCATTAAGTCCATTAGTAGCTACAAAAGTATTAAACCAATTAACTCCAAACGAGGTACGTGCAATCATAGGTAAAGAAGCAGTAGTTGGTGGCGATGCAATAGTTCCAAGTGCGGAAGTAACTGCACCTGCTGGCTTTAAATTTAGCAAACAAGTAAAAGACTTAATAGACTTTGAAACATTCAGCAAGTATGGTGAAAGTGTAGAAAACTTTGAACTTGTAAAAACTAAAAAAGTAATGTTCGGTAAAGAGGATTTTATTTCTAAAATTGAACAAGGAATATTAGACTTAATTAAAAAGACTCCTGACATAACAGTTGAAAGTTTAATGGAAGTAATGAAGTTGGATAAAACCAAAGTTACTGATGCAATTGAAACTTTAATCGGTGATGGATTAATTGATAAAAATTTAAAGATTACTACCAAAGGCGAAAACAAAAACGTTCCAAGTTTTAGCGAATTATTTATACGTTACAAATATGCTTTAAGAAGTGATGCGCCTGCTTTAATTGAGGGTGGAAAGAGTAGAGACTTTTGCGCAGCAATGATGAGCAATCCACGTTATTTTTCAAGAGAAGACATTGAAAATATTGGTAATGATTTAGGACAAGTTTACGACATACCTAATTACGATGCTTTTAGGCGCAGAGGTGGTTGGTATCATGACCCTAATCTTGATGTAAATTTACCATATTGCAGACATATTTGGGTTCAAGAATTAGTAAAAAAAATTAAATAATATGGCAGCACAAGTTTTATTTTTAAGCGAACAAACATTAAAACAACGTTCTGTTTTGCAGGATAATGTTGATATGAAAATTGTAACCCCTACCATTATTGAGGTTCAAGAATTTTATATATTACCGATATTAGGAACAAGTTTATACAACGAATTAAAAACACAAATTGCAGCATCAACAGTAACCAATGCAAACAAGAATTTAATTGATAACTACATAACTAATACTATGATTTGGTACATGCAAGTAGAATTACCATTAGCAATGAACTACAAATACTTTAACAAGAGTGTAGGTGTTCAGAATGCTGACAATATGCAACCTGCAAGCATGAGTGAGATTAGAGATATAATGGATGAGGCAAGAAACAAAGCACAAGTATATGCTGAACGTTTGACTAAATTCTTATTAGCTAACACAACTACTTACCCTTTATATTTAACTCAAACTGGTGTAGGTATAGACACTATATTTCCACAAAGAACGAATTATAATAGTGGAATGTTATTAGATGGTGACGATTGTTGCAGTGGCAGATATAACTTTCAAGGAATAAAAATAGAACCAAGAGAATTAACACAACCTTGTACTTATTGTTAATGAAAACAAAGATTAGAAACATAGAAAAATTACAAAAATTTATAAAAGAAAATGCAATTTTACACCCTCAATCAAATAATAAATCTGTTCGAAACAATAGCGACAAACCACGCACAGATAAACGGATTTAATTTTGGTGAAGTATCAGATATTTCAGCGAGTGAACAAGAGCAGTACCCTTTGTTATGGATTGATGTAATAGATAGCAGTATTGATAGTAATACTTTAAGTTTAAATATGAACGTTAAAGTAATGGATATACAAAAGGATGACCAAACAAATGAACGTGATACCTTAAGCGATTGTTTAAGCATAGCACAAGACGTTTATTCTGCTTTGACCAACCCAATATACCAAGACTATTTTTTATTAAGTTTTGCGACAAATTTAGTACCTTTACGTGAGGCATTAGCAGACAAGGTAAATGGTTGGGAAATGAATTTAACTTTTGAATTAGCACAAGAAAGAAACAGGTGTCAAATACCTTTAAAATAAATAAAATTAAACAAATAAAAAAATGACAGATTTAGGCAAAATAATTGGTTCAGGTGGATGCGAATTTATCGCAGCAGCATCAGCAAAGACAGGTAAAACTTATAGCGGTATTGTAATCAATACAGATGCAGTAATAAGTGTTCTTGAAATGAACGGAGTAAACGTTTTAACAACAAAAGCATTCAATGGTGCAACAGTTAGCGCAGGTATGTTTATACCAGCAGAAGCAGGAACAAACATCACTGCTATTACTTTAACAAGCGGAACTGCAATAGCTTATAACTTCCAATAAGTATGTTAGGAATAACTACAACCAACGCACGAGTTGGCGGATTTCGTGGTGGTATTTCGGCAGAAGCTAAAACTATCTATAACCGAATAATAGCCGATGGTGGAGTTTCAAACCTTACACGATTAAACTTTTTTGTTAAGGGTTTAAAAGCTATTTATGGTGATTTGGCTAACGTGCCAGTGTGTTACGATGCACATTGGATTGGTTATAAATTAGGTAGTGGAACAGGTGCAACAGCAGGACAAGCAGCAGCGAAATTGTATTCACTAACAGTAGCAGGTGATGCAGTACAATCAACAGCAGCAAGTCAGCCATTGTTATTAGCGCATAATGGAGATAATTATTGGTGGGGTAGTGGGGTGAGTGGGAATTATTGTTCAACACCAAATGCGGCAGCTAATCAGATAGTTGGAACAATAGAATATAAGGTATATTTAAATAATTTAGATTGGACAAAAGAAGTTTTATTACTTTCAAAATTTAATTATTTAACAAGTTCAAACAAAGGTTGTGGTCTTCTCAATACAAGGTCAGCTGGAAATAATTATTTTGTATTTATTTATTCGGCAGATGGCATAAATAGTAGTTACGTATTTTCTGATGCTCATTCTTTAGCAAATAATATAAATTATGTTGTTAAATATAGTGGAGTTGCAGGTGGTGTTGGTTCATTTTGGTATTCAACTGATAATGGAGTTACATATACTCAAATAGGTGCGAATAAATCACATCCATCAACTTGGTTTAATTCAACGTTACCAATAACTATTGGAACTTCAAATGATTTAAGTGCAAATTTTCAAGGCAAAATCTACCGTGCAACAATTTCCAACTCAATCGGTGGCGCACCTGTTGTAGACTTCAATCCTGCAACATACAACGCAAGTACAAGTCAAACACAATGGACAAGTGCAACAGGTGAAGTTTGGACAATTAATACAGGAACAGCAACAACAGGTTATAAATCGGCTTTAGTTTCAAGGACTTTAGTTCAAAGTGATGGTGTGGATGATACAATGCAGGCTACAAGTTATGCTTTAACTGCAACAGGAGTATCTGTTTATTCTACTTATCGCAAGTTTACTACAGCAGTTAATCCAAGTGGTTTTTCGGTATTAGTTGAAACTTCTGCAAATGTTAATAGTAATCAAGGATTTTTAGTAGATTTTAACGAGGGTGTAAATACATCAGTTAATGCAATAAGAGGAGATGTTGGTACAACAAACGCATCATTCTCGGATACAAGCGTTTTATTAAAATTAGTTACATCTGTTTTTGATTTATCATTAGCTACTGAAGAACCATCTTTTTATGCAGTAAACAATTCAGCATTAACAAAAGTATCGGGTACAAATGTTAATAATACAACAATGACAACTTCAGTCTTAAATTTAATGGCAAGAAATGGTGTTACAGGTTTAGCTAATATGACTTTTAATGGATTAATAATTAGCAGTGCTGCTGATAATTTAACAACAAGAACAGCAACATACAACCTAATTCGTTCACTTAATAACAACGCATTTTAATGGAAGAGAATATAATATACCCACGTTATCACAAGTGTAGTTCAATTGCTGAATTTAAACTTTTAGATACTAAATGCTGTGTTCTTTTAGGCTTACCAAATGATGAAGCAACTGATGACTATGCTAATCCAATAGTAGATATAAACGGATTCAATTGGCTTGTGGTTAATACTGATGTAGCAAGTTTATTTACTGAAGCAGAGATTTTGGCAATGGTGCAATATGATGAAATAGTTTTACCGATTGTTAATCCATAATGAAAAAAAACTTATTATTACTAATTGAAAATGGATTTGCGTGGGGTGGTGTAATAACTGCTTATGCTATGGCAATTTTACCAATCATTCAAGTTATGGCAGGTGTAGTTGCTTTTGTATTTTCATTGTTATCTATAATCAAAATTTGTAAAAATTGGTATGAAAAAGATTAAGCAAAATTGGGAATCAAAATTAAGCACTTTAATGGGGTTTATAGTTGCAATTTCAACTGCTTGGATAACTATTGATTGGACAGTATTTGACATCAATAAAGAGTATCCAAAATTGATTTTAAGTGCATTGATTGGAATAGGAGGATATTTGACTAAAATAAAATCTAATGATAAGTAAACATATAACTTTACAAGAAGCAACTGAAAGTCAAACTGCATTAAGATTAGGTATTAAGAACGAACCTAATGAATTAGAACTTGATGCAATGAAGTATGTTGCAGAAAACTTATTTGAACCGATTAGAGATTGGTATGATAAGCCTATAATTGTAAGTAGCTTTTATAGATGTTTAGCATTAAACAAAGCAGTTAATGGTAGTAAAACAAGTGGTCACGTTTTAGGCAATTCAATTGATATTAGTGCAGGTACAAAATCAGAAAATAAAAAGATATTTGAATTTATAAAAACAAGTGGATTAGACTATGACCAAGTAATTAATGAATATAATTTTACTTGGATTCATATCTCACTAAAAAAGAGTGGCAATAGAAAACAAATACTTGTAATTAAGTAGTGGATTCAGTTGACATAGAACGTGCAAGAATAGTGGCTATAATCATAGCTAAATATAAGCAGAAAGAAATAGATAAACGCACATCACAAAACAATAACAAAACACGCAAATGAATATTGAGTTAGCGAAAAAATTATTTATTTTAGAAATACAATATCATAAACAATATTGGACATTAAAAAGGAAAGTTTTATATAAGTTAAAAAACAAACGAAAATGAAATCAATTTATTCAATCCTAATAGCTGTACTATACTGTTTGATTTGTAGTTGTGCATCACGTGAAGCAATGGTTAAAAAATATTGCTCACAAGATACTGCAAAGGTATTTGTAACCATACACGATACGATTAGAACCGAAACGATACGAACCGACACGATATTCAATGATACTGTGGATTCAGTTTATATAACTAAAGATAAATTAGAAATTGTTTATGTTAAGAAATTTGGCAAAGTTTACATTGAAGGAAAGTGCAAAGGCGATACAATATACTACGAGAAAAAAGTATTGATTGAAATACCTGTCAACTGCCCAAAATTATCTTGGTATAAACAACTGGGTGCGGATTATTGGTACATATTACCTTTGATAATATTGATTCTATTTATAGTTGGTTACATTCGTAATATATTAAATAATGGATAAAATAATAATAACTGCAACTGCATTTGGAATGAAGCACACAATTGAGTTAAGTGATGATTCAGGAATTGAAGATTTTTTTACTGCTTTTAAATCATTGTTGGTCGGAATTACTTTCCCTGAAGTTGTAATAGATAACCATATTTTAGAGTTATCTGAAAGCATTACACCCGACAACGTATGATATAACATACAATAAGTTCATAAATGTCTAAAATAACGAACATATGAAAGAGTACAAAATAGCATACGAGTTTAATGGTCGCAAAATGTACACTATTGTACGTGCAAGAAACGTACAAGAAGCCAAACAACAAATCAACGATAGGCTTAATTTTATTGAGGTTAAAGATATTACTCCCCCCGATGAAACATTGGATTACATCAAGAATTTATTTGGAATGAAATAATGAAAATGAGACCACGAATAACACAAGAAGAGTACGATTCTATCAAGAAAATTAGAATTGAAAATAATCAGAAGCGAGTGTTAGTCATTGGTGATTTGCACGAGCCATTTTGTTTAGATGGTTATTTTGAGTTTTGCAAAGATGTTTATACTAAATACAAATGTACGGATGTAGTATTTATAGGCGATATAGTTGACAATCATTTTGCAAGTTACCACGAAACAATACCTGATTCAATTGGTGGCGGTGATGAGTTAGAGTTTGCTATTAGTAAACTTAAAAAATGGCACACATACTTTCCAAACGCAACTGTAATAATAGGAAACCACGATAGACTTATAATGCGCAAGGCTCAAACTGGTGGCATAAGTAGCAAATGGATTCGTGATTATAAAGATGTTTTAGAAGTACCTACTTGGAAATTTCTTGATAGACATATAATTGACAATGTTCAGTATTTACACGGTGAAGGTGGCACAGCAAAGGTTAAATGTAAAAGTGATATGATGTCTTGCGTACAAGGTCATTTACATACACAGGCTTATACTGAATGGTTTGTAGGTGCTAATTTTAAAGTATTCGGAATGCAGGTTGGCTGTGGAATTAATCACAAGCATATTGCGTTTAGTTACGCAAAGTATGGAAAGAAGCCAGCAATCGGTTGTGGTGTTGTAATCAATGGAACTACTGCGATAAATGAACTGATGGAGTTATGATAAGTAGCTTCCAAATATTAGGGCAAACTATTGAAGTAATCATAGATAATGAATACTGCCACAAAAATAAATGCTATGGGCAATTCATACCTTTTGAAAATAAAATAATAATAGCTAATAAATTTAAATCAAAAAAAGTTTGGATAGATTACAAGCAAGAAATTATTGATGCTACATTCTATCACGAATTAATCCATTGCCTGTTGTTCTATGCTGATTCAAAAAGTTGGTTGGATGAAAAATTAGTAGACAAGTTAGGAAACTTTTTGCACCAGTATGAGATAAGTAAATGTGAAAAAATCACATCTTAAGTACGTATTTGCATCAATATTGCACAAAAATGGTATCTAAAATGTATATTTAGGTATTATAGTCAAAATATAAGTTTAAAACTGACATACTGCATATAAAACATTAGCCCAAATAACTTAATATTTGGGCTTTTTTATTTTCTTTTTAAAAATAAATACGTTAATTATCAAACACTTATAAAATTAATAAAAAAATTATTATGTTTTGTAATAAATAGTTGTACATTTGTAAGGCAATAAAGCAATGGAAATTATGACAGCAACCAATTTAGTAAACGTATCAAATGTAAATTATTTAAAATGCCATATAAATAATATGGTTCAATATTTTAATAATATTGATAGTATGTATTTAGCAATTGAAAAAGCTATGCAACATTTTGTTTATGAAACTGAACAAATTGAAACTATTGTATTTTCTTATATTTTAGAATGGAATAAAGAAAAATTAAATAATCAAAATAAAAACTATAATAACTAAAATTATGAAAGCAGAAACATTTAGTTACAAAGGTTATAAATTTTCAGTTGTTGGAATATCTCCAGCAGGTAATTGTATGACCAACTGTTTAAAACACATAGAGTTTTTAGGTACTTTAAAAGGCACATTTGAGATGCAAGTAATTGAAAATGGTTGGAAAACTACAATTTCAAAAATAAGTTTTAAAAAATTAACTAACTAAAAACAATGGAAAAAATCACATCACTAACTTTTTACAACTCAATTACAAATGAGTTTATGGTAGAACTAACACTTTATAAAAAAGATATAGGCTACTGCGTTTTAACTGATTCAGGAAACAACATAGGTGGCAAGAATATGCTTGAAAATAGCTTTGCTGTAACTTATTTTAACGATGCAATCAGAGAAGTAAAAGAATATTATAATTCACAAGGAATAATTTTTAACACAAAATAAAATGAAAAATCAAGTTTTAGAATTAATATTAGGAATAATTTTAGTAGCAGCAACTTTTGCAATGCTATATGTAGCACTTTTAATCACCCACGAATAATGAAAATCACAATCTCAAAAACAATCGAAGAAACGCACGAATTAGAATTACCTGCGTATCGTAAAAACATTTGCTATTATTTTAAAATAATTAGCGAAACTCAAGCAATCCAAGTTAATTTTGGAGTAGGTATGGAATCAATTGGCATAGGTTACGCATCAACTGCTTTAAATTCAGCATCTGAAGTAGGTAATCAAGAAGAGTTTGATGCCAAGTTCAATGAAGTGGTAACAGTATTAATGGAGAAAGCATCAGTATGACACCATTAGAACGATACGAAATGAACTTTGCACCTACGTTGATAGACATTTTTAGCGCAACTAAAGAACTAATTGCATCCAGTGTAAGTATGAGTAAGGCAGGTAGGATTTTAAGCACTACAACAGGCTCAATAAGTGGTGCAATAAAAAGAAGTGGAATTTACACAAATCAAAAATCAAATAAAACATACATATTAAGACTATGCAAAAAGTAAGACTTAAAAAATCAGTAGTTCAAGAATTACTACAAAAACAAGAATACATCGGAAAGTTAGCAGATACGTTTCAAGTGCAATCACAAACGATAATTAAGCAGTTATTAGGCGAATCTCCAAAGCTATGTAGTTTACCTTATGTGAATGAAATTAAAACGATTTTAGCCACGAATAAAGACATAGTAGAATATTACAACAACGATGGAGGGTATAAAGAATGAGCATACAAGAACAAGAAAACAAGTTAGATTTGTACTGGCAACATTACAAAAAATGGTTAGGAGTTACACACAATGCTGATTGCGATGAACAGGAGTTTATAGAACTTGGCAAAGCAGCTAACCAATGGCGATTACAAAAGGAATTAGTAGAAAAATTAAAAAGAGAATTATTATGAGCAGAATAGACACCTTAAGAAACCGATACGATAGGATAAACCGATTGCGAAACATAGCAATAAATGAACGTAACATTTTAAAGAAACATCAAGCACAATGGCTGCTATATTCTATAACAGCAACACTTAACTTAATTAGCCAACCAAACCAATGGAATTAGATAAAATAACCAACATAGAATTAGGTGGAATAGACCACAATGATTATCCCGATTTCGTGGATGCTTTTATTGAATCAGCAGAAATAGATGGAGTTGAATTAACCGATGCAGAATTAGATGAACTTAATTGTAATTCAGAGTTTGTATATCAGTGTGTACTTAATGAATTATTTTAGATGAATTTGGAATATTTAAAGCATAACGAAAAATTTATTTCACTTGAAATTCAAGAACTTGAAGAAGAAATAATATTACTTATGCAGAATATATTAACAAAAAAGGTTATATTGCAACACGATAATTATTTAGAACAAATCAATATTTACAAACAACAATTAAAACAAACAAAAAAACAAATCAAACAATGGAAAATTTAACAAAAATTCAAAGGGAACTAAAAGTTCCAAAAGGAAACTTCAACAGTTTCGGAAAGTACAAGTATCGTTCAGCAGAAGATATCTTGGAAGCAGTAAAGCCAGTATTAGCTAATAACAATGCAAGGCTAACTATTAGTGATGACATAGTATTACTTGGTACAAAAGTATTTATTAAGTCCACAGCCACGATTAAAATAGGCGATGAGGTATTAAGTTGTAGTGGTTATGCTGAAACATCTGAACACAAAGGAATGAGTGCAGAACAAACAACTGGAACTGCAAGTAGCTATGCAAGAAAGTATGCTTTAAACGGTTTATTTTTAATAGATGAAACCGAAGCAGATGCAGACAATCAAAACGTGACAAACAGCAAACCTACACTGGCTAAAAATACACAAGGCTTTAACGATGCACTTGACTATGTAAAGAATGGTGGCGACATCAATAAGGTAAAAGCAAAGTATTTTCTAACTAAAGAAGTGGAGGAACTACTAAATGTTAAGTAACGAACGATTAGGTAAATTTACAGCATCTTCCATCCACAATTTATTTGTGGGTGGTAAGGGAGCAACGAAAGATAGTTACATAATGGATAAGGCTATTGAAAGCATTAAAGGCTATGCAAAAAGTTTTACAAGCAAACACACCGAACACGGAAATATAAACGAATTAGAGGCTTTAGAATCCTTTATAGAGGTAACAGGATTAAATGCAGTATATTTAGATTCAGAATACTTTCCAATAAACGAAAATTGTGGTAGTACTCCTGATGCAGCAATAATGGATTTTGATGGTGTAATTGCTGCAAGTATTGATTTAAAATGCCCTACTGAAAAGTTCTTTGAGCAAAAAATGATGATGATAAATGATGCAAAGCCAGAGTTTCAGAATGTACCTAAAGCATATTTTTACCAAGCACAAATGCAAATGATGAGTTTAAGTGAATACAATAAAGATTATGGACATCCACCTGTAACTAATCATTATTTAGTTAGATATTTAACATCCACTAACTATGATTTTGATGGCAATAAAATTGAAATAGATTTGCCATTAAATGTACGGATATTTTATAAGATAGTAAAAGCAGATTTTGAAGTACAAGCAAAGATTTTGCAAGAAGTAGAAGCAACATCAAAGCAAAGAGATGCACTAATTCAAATTTTAACACAACCAATAGTATAAAATGAAAAATTACAGAGCATACATAGTAAAAATAAAAATAAAATCAGATAGTTGGCATTATAAAAAAGGAGATACATTATTATCAACTATTTTATCAACACATAGCCCAATTTATATTTATAAAAAATTAATTTCTAAAATATGGCAAGGTAGTGAATATCCTGATTTTGAAATTACAGCAATAAAAGAAATTGAAAATGATAAAAGTTTATTTATAGCGCAAATAATTTAAAAACCAATAAAAATTATGTACAAAGTAAAAGGAAAAATCACCCAAATCGGTGAAGTAGTAACAGGAGTTACAAAAGCAGGTAAAGAATGGAACAAAAGTGAATTTGTAATTGAAACACTTGACCCTAAATACCCTAAATTAATTTGTTTCACTTTAATGAAACAAGACCAGTTGCAGAACCATAAAGTAGGTGGCGAAGTAGAAGTAGAATTTAGTGTAGACAGCAGAGAATTTAATGGCAAGTGGTATCACAATATCAATGCAGTAAATTTAAGCAAAGCATTTAACGATTTACCATTTTAATCTAAACAGCAGGGCAGTTAATATCTGCCTTGCTTAACCAAACAACTATGACAGTATTAGACTTAATTGAAATTTTAGAAGATATGCACCCTAATTTACAGGTTATGTATAAAGTAACTGCCAATTCAAATGGAATGATTACATTTGCAGCAATAGAAGATGTTAGTGTAGTCACAACACACGAAACCAATCAAACATTTGTACTTCTTGAAACAAGGTTTAAGCATAATAATTTAAACTAAATGAAAGAAAAGAAATGCAAAGTTTGTCAAATAAAGTTTATACCATATAAATCAACTCAAACTGTATGCAGTCCGAAATGTGCAATTGAACTTGCATTTAGTAAGCCAGTTAAAAGTAATATTTTAAGACTTGAAAAAAAAGTAAAGCTACAAAAACTAAAGACATATACGCAACGAGTAAACGAGGTCAAGGTCATATTCCAAAGGTGGATACGCAACCGAGACAAAGATTCACCTTGCATAAGTTGTGGCATAAAAGAAACAAAATTATTTGATGGTGGACATTACAAAAAAGCAGAGTTATATCGTGGTGTAATCTTTCACGAATTAAACGTACATAAGCAATGCAGAAAATGTAACACATACTTAAACGGAAACGAAAGCAATTACAGGCAAGGATTAGTGAATAGAATAGGCGAACAAAAAGTAAAAGACTTGGAGTTATTGGCAGAGGAAACAAGAGTTTATAAATGGTCAGAAGAAGAATTAGAAACTATAAAACAAAAATATAAATAATGGAAAATAAAACAGCATTACAACAAGCATTTTCAGATTTAGAAAAAATGCAACCACATTTATTTAATGTGTTTTCGCAAGAAGGCAGGGACTTTGTTTATCACTTTCACAAGTATTTAGAAATTGAAAAAAAACAAATAATGGATGCTTTTGAAGATGGGCAAAGTGAATTGTCATTGAAAGATAAAGAACAATATTATAACGAAACATTTGGAAATGAATCAGCATAAAATAATAAGAGTAATTAAACTAATTGAGTTTTTAAAAGTAAAATCAAGACACGTAATAACAATGTCAAGATATTTACAAATAGGAGTTAGGTCGGTTTATAGGTACTTAAAAATGTACGAGGAATTAGGATATAAATTAATTAAGGATAAATACAAAAGATATAAAATAGTTTAACAAATGGAAAAACACGAAATTATCAGCAAAATTATATTTGAGGCTGAAAGAAAGATTAAGCAAAACACTGGCATAGTAGTATCACTATTTTGCAAGACAAAAGAAGTAAACAGCGATAACGAATTAGCAAGAATAATTGTAAAGCTATGCGCTGAAGAATACGGAATACCAATTGAAACATTAATAGCAACTACAAGACACAGGTTACAATGCGAGGCAAGGCAGGTGTCAATGAAATTAGTCAGAGAAAACACCACGTTAAGTTTAAAAGAAATAGGTGAGTTGTATATGGCTAAACGAATAGGCTATGCACCTGCACTTGGCAAAGACCATACAACGATAATTCACGGCATTAAAACAATTGACAACCTATTAAGCTACGATAAGTTAGTAATTGAAAAATATAACCGAATATTAGCAGACTTTAATAAAATAGTTAATTGTTAGCATCTTGTGTTTTGAAATGAAATAAAAGTATTATATTTGCAAGTGTTGAATGAGGTCGAAGCCATTTAGCAATCTATCATTAATTTCCATTGTTAAATTAAATATAGAAATTCCCCTCTTTTAGCTTCGACCTAATTGAGGGGTTTTTCGTTTTATACCAATACTATGATACAAATAAAAGAAGAGTTTAAAAAACTTATTCCAGCATTAAGTGCTGAAGAGTTTAGACAATTAGAACAAAATTGTTTAACTGAAGGAATCCGTGAAAAAATAATAACTTGGAACGGGTTTATAATTGATGGGCATAACCGCTTTAAAATTGCTACACAATGGAATTTAGATTATCAAACCGAAAGTAAAAGATTTGATAATGAAAACGATGTTCGAGAATGGATGATTAACAACCAATTTGGTAGAAGGAATTTAAGCAACTATCAAAGAAGTGTTTTAGCTTTAGAGTTGGAAAGTGTTTTTAGTGAAAAAGCAAAGGAAAAGGAACGTATTAGAAAGAGTACTAGTCAGATATCTGACGAGTCATTTCCTGAAATATCTACTAAAAAAGAAGTGGCTAAAATTGCTAACGTTTCACACGATACAATAGCAAAAGTAAAAGTAATTGAAGCAAAGGCAACACCCGAAGCAAAAGCACAATTAAGCACTGGAGAAGTAAGTATAAATCAAGTTTATCAAGAGATAAAGAAAGAGGAAAAGAAAGTTAATTTTGAGCAAAAAAAAGCTGAATTTGATAAACCTATTGAATTAGTAAATACTAATCAAATAATACTTCATGGTGACAGTATAGAATTATTGCCAACACTTGAACACAATACATTTGATTTATTAATAAGTGACCCTCCTTATGGAATGGATTTTAAAAGTGGTTGGAATAATCAAGATAAAATTGCAAATGATAAAATTGAAGATACAATAACACTTTTTGAAAATGTACTACGTGAATCTGTACCTCTTTTAAAAGAAGATGCGCACTTTTATTTATTTGGGAATATTGATTATTTGCCACAAATAAAACCAATAATTGAAAAATACTTAAACCTTAAAAATATACTTATTTGGGATAGAAGAGTTATAGGAATGGGTGATTTAAAAACATACGGATTTTCTTATGATATTGTTTATTTTGGATATAATAAAAAATGGAAAGATTTAAACGGTACAAGAGAAAGAGATATACTACAATTTAATAGAGTTACACCCGCAGTAAATATACACCCAACGGAAAAACCAATTGATTTATTAGAGTATTTAATTAAAAAAAGCACAAAAGAAAATGATAAAATATTAGAACCTTTTGCTGGTGGTGGGAGTACATTAATAGCTTGTAAAAATACAAATAGATTAGCAACAGGAATTGAGATTGAAGAGCAATATTTTAATTTAATAAAAAAAAGAATATGAGTTTTTTAGAAAAAAATATAGAGCAATGCAAAATAGGTTTTGCTGGTGAAGACTTAGTTCGTACATGGTTTATGTCAAAAAAAATACCATTTATGCAAGTAGATATAATGTTTAAATATAATGGCAAATGGTGTTTAGGTGAAGTAAAAACACAAGAAAAGTTTTTAGCACCTCCTTTTGATGGGCATGGATTACCTAAATGGCAAATTGATAGACGAATGGAGTTTTATAAAGATACTGGTGTAGAACCTTTTTTAATTGTAAATGATATAAAAGAAAAATGTTTATACATAGAAAGTTTTAAAAATCTTTTATTAGGTGAGAACTTTCAAACTAAAGGTATAAAACCAAGAGTAATTTTTAAATTAACAAGTTTTAAAAGAATTGAATTATAATTATGTCAAAAAAAGATTTTAGTAAAAAAGATGCGTATTATTTTAGCCACGATGCTAATGCGCAAGATGACCCTAAATGTATGGTTTTAATTGACCAATTAGGAATGGAAGGGTATGGTATATTTTGGGCATTGGTTGAAAAATTAAGGGCTGAAAAAGAATATAAATTACCATTGATGACTCTTGAATCTTTTGCAAGAAGGTGGGGAACATCTAAAGAAAAAGTAAATACAGTTGTTAAAAATTTTGGTTTATTTTTTATTGAAAAAGATGAATTTTTTTATTCAGAACGTTTAAAATTTTCAATGGAACTTAAAAGCGAAAAGGCTACAATATCAATAAATGCAAGGTGGGCAAAGAATAAAGAGTTAGAAATTGATACGAACGTATTACGAACGAATACGAATGTAATACGAAACGATACTATTAAAGGAAAGGAAAGTAAAGGAAAAGAAAATAAAATATTATTTAGTGATTGTAATTTATTTGATAAGAATAATTTTAAAAATGAATTCCCTAATTGGTGTAAAGAAAAATTAATTTATTATTACGAGGCAGCAATTTCTTATTCTAATGAAGGTAATAAATATATAAATTGGAAGTCAGCAATAAATACTTGGGCAAGGCGAGATGAACAAGCAGGTAAACTAAAATTTAATTCAACCATTACTAAAACAATTATTTACTAATGGCTACTATAAAAAGATTATTTGATGTAAATGATAAAATTTTACATTTAAGAGAAAATAGTGCAGATGAGTTATTAGATACTGGCTTTGAAACATTAAACCCTTTTTACCGAGTTAAACCTGTTGGCACAACTATTATTTATGGTTATCCTAAAATGGGTAAGACTGAATTCTTATTTCAATTGCTAATATCATTAAGTGTAAAGTATGGCAGAAAACATTTAATTTATAGCCCAGAAAGCGGAAGTAGTGAAGAAATATATGCAGCTATTATACATGGATTAACAGGTAAAACATTTGATAAACGTTATCACAACTATATAACTGAAGCAGAATATTACCGAGTGCAACCATTCGTGCAAGAACATTTTATAGTTGCTGAAGATACTGATGAGAAAGGATTAGACTTTAATGAATATATTAAATTAGTAAAGGATTGCAAAAAAGATTATGGAATTCATACCAGTACGATAGATAATTGGAACGATATTGAACACGAAAATTATACTAATGTTTCAGACTATTTAAAACGTAAACTACCAAAGTGGAATAAACTTGCAGCAAGTCAAAAAATACATTCATTCTTAATTTGCCATGCAAAGAATCCTGTTGGAATAAAGAACGGAGAACTACCAAAAGCACCTACACCATACGAAATTGATGGTGGTGCAGCATGGATTCAAAAAGCCTACAACATGATTTGCATAAATAGAGAATACGTTGAAGTAAATGGTAAAACCCAATTAGGAAATGAAGTGGATGTAATAATTCAAAAAGTAAAACCGAGAATAGTTGGTAACACAGGAATATGCAAACTTGATTATGATTGGATAAAAAAATGTTACAGCGAAACAATTGATGGCAGAATAAATGTTATTGATACTGGCTTTAAAGATAAGTATATTGCACCCCAAAAAGCAATCCAATCAACTATTAATTTAAACAACCCTTTTGATACAGCACCATTCTAATGGAATTAGCAATTAAATTTGGCAGATACTTAATGAGCCTAACAAACGAGCAAAGAGAATTTAATACAGTAGAACAACTATATAAAATATTTATAACATATGAACGAACTAAAACAATTCCAAGAAGAGCAGGATAAACTTAACGAACTGCGAACAAATGAATACAAAAAGCTAAAAGTATTAATGAACGATTACTGTGGATTTACAAACCTAATGACACAGCGAGAACCAAATTATATTAACCTATGGTATTTAAATGCGTTTATAGAGGACTTTGAAGGCAAAGTGATACAAAGTATAGGCGAAAGAAAAATAACCGCAGAAAAGCACCTTAAAACGTTATATGAAATACAACAGCAATATGGAAAATTCTATTTCGAGAGCATAATTTACAGGGAGAAGGTGCAAGAGTTACAAAGAAATGAAATGATATTCCTGCAACGTATAAAGGATTTAGAAAAAGAAAATCAACTACTAACCAATTTAAATAAATTTTAATTATGGAATTTAAATATAAAGGAGAAGAAAAACAAAAAGAATATTCAAAAGAATATTATTTAAAAAACAAAGAAAAAATAAAAAAATATCGTGAAGAATATTTTAAAAATAACAAAGAAAAAATAAAACTCACAAGACAAAAAAATAAAGAATATAATAATTTTTATACAAGAAAAAAAAAGAAAACAGACTTTCTATTTAAATTAAAAATAAACACAAGAAGTTTAATATTAAATACAATAAAAAGACAAGGATATTCAAAAAAATCAAAAACATTTGAGATACTTGGATGTAGCTACGAAGAATTTAAAAATCATATTGAAAGGCAATTTATAAAAGGTATGAATTGGCAAAATCATGGCGAATGGCATTTTGACCACATTTACCCAGTATCACTTGCAAAAAATGAAGAAGAACTTATAAAACTTAATCATTATACTAACTTTCAGCCATTATGGAAAAAAGATAATTTAGAAAAACGAAACAAGATAATACCTAACACACAGATTAAATTAATATAGTTGATAACTTGTGGAATAATTACTAAACAATACTATAACCTTTGAAGTGCTTTAATAGCAACAAATTGGAACGTACTGATTTAATAAACGAAATACTTAAAAATCCTGCCTATCTTGATACTTGTAAGAAATTAGATTCAGGATATAGCGATGACATATTTCAGGAGGTTATAATTCAAATATTAACTATTCCTGCTGAACGACTACCCACTTTAAATTATTTACAATTCTGGTATTATTGCGTAGCTAAAAACATTATTTCACGAAATGGCAAGTTAGGTAAGTTATTTACAAAAGAAATTCCAATGGATGAATTTTTAGAAAGTGAATCCGAAAAGATAATAGATGAAAGCGATATAGATTTTAAACGTATTGAAAACTTTATGCTTGATTGTAGCGAGTTTGAAAATAGAATAGTCTTATTATACGCAGAACATAAATCAATGCGAAAGATTAGCAAAATAACAGGTATAAGTTATTCAGCATTGAGGTCAGTAAAAAATAAAATAAAAAAATTTGCAAATGAAAATCCTTGTAATAATACCGAGTTATCCTAAAATAAGTGGTGTAGACTATCACAGGTTACTGCAACCACATAAACGAATGTCAGAAATGTTTATTAAAGAAGTAGACATGTACCAAATAAACGAAATAGACAGCGCAACAATTGAGTTTCTGCAAGGCTTTGATTTGGTAGTAGCAAACCGATTTATAAGCAGAGTAAACGGAAGCAATGTAATAATGAAACTTAAAGAAGCAAACGTGCCTTATGTTTTAGATATTGATGACGATTACAGATTACCTGAATGGCATATACTACAACAAGCATCAAAGAACGATAGGCATGCAGAAAAAATATTACAAGCCTTACACTATGCAAAAGCAATAACAACTACACACGAATACTTATCAGGAACATTAAAGTACGAAGCAAGCCAACCAAATTGTTTTGAAATACCAAACGCAATTAACCCAAACGAAGAACAATATAAGTTTGCAAAAAGAGAACTTGATGTAGTAAAGTTTGGTTGGTCAGGTAGTATAACACACTTTGAAGATGTGTTACTAATGCACGATGGTTTACTTTCTTTATATAACCAACACCAGTACAAAGATAAATTTCAAGTAGTGTATGGTGGTTTTAGCATGGATGACGATACAAGCAGAGCAATTGCAGGAGTTTTAAGTTGTAAGGGTAAAGCAACAGTAGAACAGTTTACAACCTATCCAAGTGTATCAATAAACGAATATGCAAAGTTTTATGACACAATAGATGTATCACTTATACCTTTAAGAAATAACCGATTTAATAGACTAAAATCAAACCTTAAACTAATTGAGAGTGGATTTAAAAAAAAGGCTTGTATAGTAAGTAATGTCCATCCATACGAACCAATGTTAAAGCATGGCAAAAATTGCCTTGTAGTAAAGCATAAAAACGATTGGTATAAGAATATGGCTAAATTAATAGACAGCCCTAATATGATTGAGGATTTAAGCGAACAATTATATTTAGACGTACAAGTTCAACATATTGACCGAATTGCAGAATTAAGATTTGAAGCATATAAAACAATTTTAAAACTATGATAAATATAATTTTATATTGCATTGGTATAGCAATGTTGTTTACTTCATTTTTTAGTTTAACACAACTACCAAAGTGGTTAGATTTTAAGCCATTCAACTGTATAGTATGCCTAACCTTTTGGATTTGTGTAATATGTATTCAATTTGATTTAATCCAGCACACACAAGCATTTGCATTAGCAGGTTATGCTGCTTACTTTTCAATGATACTAAAAAGAATAATGTATAAAATATGAGAAACTTTGATGAAATATATTTTGCAATGAAAAAAAAAGGCGATAATAGATACAGCCTTTTAGAGTTAATAAAGATTTTCGACAACGAAACAAGTTGGATAGGAACTGCGCAACAGCTACTTGAAATTAAATCATTGAGCCACGAGGTAACAGGAATAAGAGCAGGTGACTGTTCGGCATGTAATCTTGATGCAGTAAAAAATATGGTGAAGTGGGTAAAGCAAAACGAACCTAATATAAAAATAAAAAAATAATGGCATTAATTGCAATGGCTGTGTATGATACAGCAGAAAACGAAAGAAGTAAATACACAAAGGAAACTATTGAAAGTTTATTTGAAACAGTTGATTTTAGTAAACATAGATTAATAGTTATAGATAATAATTCATGCCAAGAAACAAAAGAAATATTTAAGGATATTGGAATTATAGTTGATATGAATAATCATAAAAATAATAATACTTTACCCTTTAAATTAATAACCAACACCGAGAATGTAGGAACTGCAAAAGCAATTAACCAAGCATGGGCATATCGTAAACCAAATGAAACAGTAATCAAAATGGATAACGATGTATTAATAAATAACTATGGTTGGGTAGAAGAAATGGAGTTAGCTATAAGATTAGGAGGCTATGGAATAATGGGTTTAAAGCGTAAAGACTTAATGCAGTCACCAACAAGCCAATCAATGTGGAAAACAGAACTAAAAATGTTACCACATACAAAAGGTGATAACTGGATAGTGGTTGAAGAAAGTGAAGATATAATGGGAACTGTGCAAATGTTTCATCCAAGTTTAACCGACAAAATGGGTGGGTTGATACAAGCAGGAGTTTATGGATTTGATGACACATTAGCTTGTATAAGAGCAAAGCTACTTGGGTATAAGTTAGCATTTTTACCACACATAGACATTGACCATATTGATAAGGGTGGCGATGCTTACACAGAATGGAAACGAAAATATGCAGGTGAAAAAATGGAAGAGTTTTATAAAATAAAAGAAGGATTAATAAATGGCACTATATCAATAAAAGTTGAACTATGATAGTATTAACAGTAGCAGACAATCGTAGTAAATGCTTTCAACTTGAAAGGTCTTTAAATCACTTTGGTTGGCAGTATCATATAATTGAAGTAACCCAATGGCAAGGATTTGCAATGAAACTAAACAAGGTATATGAATACTTAAAAGCAAATACAACTATTAAAGACTTTATATTTGTAGATGCATACGATACATTCTTTTTAGATACACCAAAAAACACTAAACGCAAAATATATTGGAACTGCTTATTTAATTCAGAAGTAAACTGTTGGCCTGATGTGGACGAATTATCTAAATATGAAGAACGTGAGCAATACACGAAACCAAATACAAAGTTTAGATTCTTAAATAGTGGTGCTTATTATATGCAAGCAGAAACCTTTATAAAACTAATTGACAAACAAAGCATACACGACAGCGAAGATGACCAACGAATAGCAACCAAGTGGCTAATAGATAACCCAAGTATTGGAATTGACCACGATTGCAGAGTATTCCAAACTTTATGTGGAATAACCGAAACTGATTACAAAATAGAAAATAATATATTTATAACCGAGAACAACTTTAAACCAACAATAATTCATGGCAATGGCAAAGCAGACATGAATTTTATATACCAACTAATAAATTAAAAAATATGAACACACTAAAAGAATTAAAAGACAGCTACCAAAACACATCGGAGTGGAATGAAATGATAAACGAAACATTTATCACTAAAACCAACGAGGTAAAAGAACTAAAACATTTAAGGGACTTTGTAGAGCAAAACGTATTCGGATTCGGTGAACGTGCATTCTATCAAATGTGGAGTTTAATAATAGATGAAATGCCACAAACATTTACCTTTCTTGAAATCGGAGTATTTAGAGGGCAAACATTAGCACTTATAAGAATGCTCGCTAACCTTAAAGGTAAAGAATGCAAAATAGTAGGGGTAACACCATTAGACACAACTGATGGACATTGGGAATCAAATTATGCAGAAGATATAGACTTACTACATGCATCATTTAACCTTGAACAACCTAAAATAATTAAAGGGTTATCAACTGATGACAAAATAATAAAACAAATAAAGAACTTTGATATAGTTTATATAGATGGTGGTCACGAATACGAAGTGGTAAAATCAGATTTAGAAAACTATTGTAATAAAGCAAATAAATACTTGGTAATTGATGACTGCGCTAATAGATTTAATTTAAAATGGGGAATGTTTGCAGGAATAGAACCAGTAAGTAAAGCAGTTGATGAATACTTACCACCATTTACTGAAAATAATAACTTTGAATATGTATGTAACGTAATACATAATAGAATTTGGAAACGAAATAAATAAAAAATATAATGGGAAAAAATAAATACATAGAAACACCTGAAAAACTTTGGGAACACTTTGAGAATTACAAAAACGAAACTAAATCAAGTCCAATAAAGAAACACGTATTTGTAGGAAAGGATGGAAACGCAGACTACGAACTTATAGAACGACCATTAACAGTTGATGGTTTTGAAGTATGGTGTTGGAGAAACGATATTATAAGCGATTTAAGCCATTATTTTGCTAATACTAATAATAAGTATTCAGATTATTTAACTATCTGTTCACGCATAAGGAAAGAGGTACGCAATGACCAAATAGAGAAAGGACTTGCAGGCATCTATAACACAAGTATAACACAGCGATTAAATGGCTTAACTGATAAGAGTGAAATAACTGTTAAAGAACAACCACTTTTTCCTGATGACCAATTTTAAACAAAGTCAATAAAACCGTTTGTCTATACGAGGGCAAAAACGCATTATGGCATTCAAAAGAACAACTGCAATTAGTAAACTTTTAAAACTTGAAAAACGAAAGAAAGTAATTCAAGGTGGCACAAGTGCAGGAAAAACATTTGGCATACTTCCGATATTAATTGGCAGAGCAAGTAAACATCCTAATTTAGAAATAAGTGTAGTAAGTGAAACAATACCACATTTAAGGAGAGGTGCGATAAAAGACTTTTTAAAGATAATGGAATGGACAGGTCGTTATCAAGATGCTAATTGGAATAGAACACTTTTAACTTATAAGTTTGCAAATGGTTCTTACATCGAATTCTTTAGTGCAGAACAAGAATCAAAGTTAAGAGGTGCAAGAAGAAATGTGCTTTACATCAACGAGGCAAACAACATTAGTTTTGAAAGCTACCATCAGTTAGCAATTAGAACGAGTGGCGATATATGGTTAGACTTTAATCCAACATCTGAATTTTGGGCGCACACCGAAGTATTAAAAGATAACGATGCTGATCACATAATATTAACGTACAAAGACAATGAGGCATTACCTGCAACAATTGTACAAGACATTGAACAAGCAAGGATAAAAGCACAATCAAGTTCATATTGGGCAAATTGGTGGAAAGTTTATGGATTAGGTGAGATAGGTAGCTTACAAGGAGTTATATTTGATAACTGGCAACAAGTAGCACGAATACCAATAGATGCAAAGTTATTAGGTTATGGAATGGATTTTGGATTTACAAATGACCCTACAACATTAGTAGCAGTTTATAGAATGAATAATGAACTTTACTTTGATGAGTTACTATACCGAACTAATATGACTAATACCGATATAGGTAACTTTATGAAGTCAGAGGGTATAGGTAGACCTTATGAGATAGTAGCAGATAGTGCAGAACCTAAATCAATAGAAGAGTTAAGAAGACAAGGATTCCAAATGACACCTGCAACAAAAGGCGCTGACTCAATTAAAATAGGAATAGACATATTGAAACGAGAACCATTTTATGTAACTCAAAATTCAATTAATATAATCAAAGAATTAAGAGCATACCAATGGGCAACAGATAGAGATGGAAAGTTAACAGGTAAACCAGTAGACCACTCTAATCACTCAATTGATGCCATGAGATACTTTGCATTAAACAAGTTGAACAACCGACCTACTGGCAAGTATGCAACTTTTAAAATTTAAAATATATGAATAAATTAACACAAGAAGAAGCAATTGAAATAATATTGTCAACAGTTGAATTAGGAATTTACGATTATGTAGATGACACATCACAATTATTAGATGAAATTCAAAAAGAATATCAGGAAGAAATGGAAAAAATGGGTATTGATTTAGATACTGATTTTGAAGAACATCCGTTTTATGTTTTAAACGAAGCAATGGGTAGATTGTTACACTTTGTAAATTCGTTTGATTTAGCAAAAAAGTAATAAATTTATATATTAAAGAGAATGAAGTTTGAAAAAATTACCATAAGTCAGTTTATTAAATGCAAAACAATTGCAGAGTTGGAAACAGACCCATTAAACAGAAACATCAAATTGTTAGCTGAATTAACAAACAGAACATTTGATGAGGTTGAGTCTATGCCAATTAATAAACTTAAACTTGCTTTAAAGTCGTTTAGTGAAATTGAAAACTTAAACCCTAACGCAAGGGTGCGAATGGATTTTAAAGTTAAGGGAAGAAGGTTTAAATGTATTTGGCAAACACAAAAGCTAACAGCAGCACAGTACATAGATGCAACATCATTCTGCAAAGACGAAGCAAGTATTATAAATAACATCCATAATATACTTGCAGCAATATGTGTTGAAAAGAATTGGTATGGTAAGGTTAAGAAATACGATGGCACGAACCACAAAGAGGTTGCAGACTTGTTTTTAAACCACATGAAAATAGAAGTAGCATATCCTATCATGCTTTTTTTTTGCAGGTACTACAAGGAATTAGCCGACAATATCCTAATTTATTTGGAGCAGGAAGCGGAGAAAGCAATGGAGAAAGTGAAGCCAATATTGGACAAACATTCGAAACTAAATGGGGTTGGATAGTAGCGATTAACAACCTTGCTAATAACGATAGGAATAAGTGGGATTATTACTTTGATATGAATATAATTGAGTTCTTAAATACATTAGTGTTCTTTAAGGATAAAAGCGAAGACGATAAAATAAAATGGCAAGCGCAGCAACGAACATAGGCAGTAAATACGGAAGTTCATTAGATACCTTTACAAAGGATTTAAAGACTGGTGTTGATGCTGTGTTCTTAAAGTGGGCTGAAGATTCGATTTTAATAATGCGAAAGATAATTACGAGCAAAGCAAGAACAAGGCAAGCGAGTACATTAGCAAGTGACTTATATCCAAATGTAATAGATAACGGAATTCAAATAGTAACTACTCAAAATTATTGGGAGTTTGTCGATGAGGGTGTGAAAGGTGTATTTAATAAAAACAAAGCACCAAATTCAAGATTTAGTTTTAAGAATTTAGGAGTGCCAAAAGAAATGCTAAATAGTTTTAAGCAATACATAGCACGAACTGGCAGTAAAGGATTAAGAAAACAAACACTAATAAGAAAGAATAAAAAGAAACAAGCAGACTTAATCACAAAGGAAGCAATGAGCATGGCAGTAGCTACTAAAATCGGAGGAATAAAACCAATGAACTATGTTGAGCCTGCGGTAGGAACTAAAAGATTAAAGATACTAAACAAAGCACTATCAAAAGAAATGGCAGTCAAAATAAAATTAGCAATTATAAAGTAATTATAAAATAATGGCAATAACAATAATCACAACACCAAACGCATTTATGGCTGCTTATAATCAAGTGCCATACACAGTAAGTTCAAACAATACTGCACAACCTAACTTCAATTTTATAATTGATGTAAACGAAACAAGTGGCACAGCGAACCCATTAGCGAGGTTAAAATATCCTGTGCAACCAAGTTCAGCACAACTTACATTTGATGTCGGTAACGTGCTTAAAAACTATGTTAGCTACGATTTTAATAATGTTACATCAGTATTTGGAACTAACACAAATTCACGTTTAAAATACTTTTTACAATTTCGTGAACTTTACGATGTGAGTGGCATACCAACTTTAACTGGTGTATTAGTAAGCAGCCCAACAACACCGAGTGCAAATAGTTATAACTTTGCAGGAAATGGAATATTTGATTTTGAAGACTTTATTCCAACTTCATATATAAATTGTGATGTAAGTGGATTTGGTTATTTATCAAGTGCAGGAACAACTGAAAGAATCGAAAGCAATCAAGAGAAGTTTTTATATTGGTTAGATCCTACAACAGCAGTAAAGTATATTCAATACACAGGTGCAAATGGTAACGTAGTAACAGCAGTAACATTAACTGCAAAAGAACATTTATTTAGCACAAGAGCAGGAAAATACGCACAAGATGTATTAATAGGTGGTGGCATATCAATAGTTAATACTTACAATGTTTCACTATTAGGTGCAACAAGTAACGTATTAGCAACAAGAACATTCAGTTTAGATACAGAATGCAGTCAATACCCAACAGTAAGACTACATTGGATGAATAAATTAGGTGGTTTTGATTCGTTTAACTTCAATAAAAACACTATAAACGCAATGGAAATAGAACGCAAACAGTTTAAAGCACCATTGCCAATAGGTTACAGTAAACAAGATAGGCTAAAAACTAACTACAACACTACTATAAACGACAAAATAAGTATTAATAGTGATTGGATAACCGAAACAGAAAGCGAATTACTTGAAGAATTAGCAACATCACCAGTAATATATCTTGAACGTAGTGTAAGTAGCTTTGTAGCAGTAAACATAACCAACTCAAACTACGAAATAAAAACATTCTTAACTGATAGAAAAATGTTTAACGTAACATTTGACATAGAATACACTTACTCACGTTACAGACAATCGCTATAATGAATCAAAACAGATTAGTAATAAACCAAGTAGCAGGAGCAAACATAGTTGAGTATGAACTTGACTTATTTGATAACGTACCTTTGCCGATTAACAAGAGTATAATTGATATTCAAAACATAGCTGAACGTAAAAGTGATTTTAGTAAAACAATTACACTTCCTGGTACTTCAAACAACAATGATATATTTAGCAATATATTTAATTTAGCACGTACAACTGAAAACACTAATACGTATAACTTTGCACCTGACTTTAACCCAACTTTAAAAGCAGACGCAATACTCTATAAAAATGGAGTGGCTATGATACAAGGTTACTTGCAGCTAACTAATATCAATATAGTTGATGACTATCAAATTGAATACGAAATAATAATAATCGGAAAGTTTGCAAACTTATTTCAAGACTTGGGAGAAAAGAAACTTAATGAACTTGATTTAAGTGCTTATGACCATACATGGAATTATACTAACATAGCAGCAAGTTGGACACCATTAGTAACACGTGGATATTATTATGGGTTAATTGACAAAGGATTCAGTAACGACCAAAAAGGATTTTATACAACAGACCAAAAGCCACAAGTATTTGCACGAACTATTATAGATGCTATTTTTAAAGATGCAGGGTATAGGTATTCATCAAACTTTTTAACAAGTGCAACTTTCAATAAATTAGTAGTACCAACAACACAAGATAAGTTATTAATATCAACGCAAGAAGTAACCGATAGAACTTTTAAAGGCGATAGAATAGTAGATAGTACACCTGCGGCAGTAACAACAATTATAGATTTACCTTTTAACAATACTGCGATACAATCAACTCCAGCAGGATTTAACAACACTACATTTGATTTTACAGTTCAAACAAATGGACACTATGAGTTTGGTTTGAATTTAAAATTAAGTATTAACGAAATAAGTGCAGGTTCTTTTGATGAAAATGAATACCATGTTTATAGAACACGAGGTGCAACAAAGACTTTAATTGGTGCAACAAGCACTCTTAATACATCAGTTTTTGTAAACTTTACTGTAAATAAATATTATGAAACCCCAAGTATTTGGTGTGAAGTAAATGATGTTATATCAGTAGAAATGGTTTCAGTTTTTACAGGTAGTTGGGAATATTCTTTATTAACAGATTCAGCATTCTTTTCAATTCCAAACGCACAAATATTTATTGGTGATAATATGCAACTTGAAAGATGCTTACCTGCTGACATAAAACAAGCAGACTTTTTAGCATCAATAATTAAAATGTTTAACTTGTATGTTTCGGTTGATGAACTTGATAGTAAGAAATTAAAAATTGAGCCACGTGATGACTATTTTACAAGTGATATAGTAGACTTAACGAACAAGATTGATGTAAGTAGGGGTGTTGAAATAAAGCCATTAGGCGATTTAAAATACAAAGACTATACATTTGCTATGGCAGAGGATAAGGATGAATTAAATGATGCCCATCAAAAGCAATACGAATACCCATACGGAACAAAAAGATACACAGTACCTAATGACTTTATAACTGAAAGCTACAAGACAGATGTATTATTTGCACCTACACCATTAGGAGCAGCAAGAAACAATCCACAAGTAGTATTTAGCCAAATAATATTTAAAGATTCAAATGGAAAATCAATAGACAGTACATCAAAATTAAGGTTATTGGTTGCAGGTGGTTTAAGTGCATCTATGGGTACAAACTATTTTCATTATCTTGACCCTGATGGTACATATCATTATTTTGATTCTTATGCTTATGTAGGTCACTACGATAATATTTTAGCACCAACCTTTGATGTAAACTTTACAACACCGATTCAACTATATTATAAGACTGGTTATTCAACTACTCAAACAAGTAACAACATTTATAACCTTTATCACAAAAAAGGAATAGAAGAAATCACTAACAAGGATTCTAAAATAGTAACTTACTATGTGAAGTTAAGTGAAGTTGAAATAAACAATCTATCATTTAGAAACTCGTATTTTATAGACAAACAATATTATCGTTTATATGAAATAGATTTTGATTCCAATAGCGAAGAACCTGCAAAACTAACATTCTTAAAATTAGCAGTAGCACCTGTATTTGTTCCTTATAACTTGGTAACTAATGGCGGTGGCGGTGGTGAGGGTTCAGCATACGCACAAATAGCAAATAGAAACGGAACACAATACCCAAAAGGAGTTGATGTAATAGGGCAAGGAAGCGACAACACATTACAAGGCTACGAACAAATAGTAAATTCAACAGGTAACTTTGTAAACGCATATCAAGTAAACGTATTAGGTGGCGCAGATAACACAGTTTTAAACAATGGTGTAACCTTAATCGGAACTAATGACTACACAAGTGAAAGAGATAATCAATCAGTAATAAACAACATTGACCAACCATTACTTGCTACTCACATATTAACAGTTGCAGAACTAAATAATTTAAACACTACACCAATTGAAATTTTAGCAGCGCAGTCAGGTTATTGGACAGAGATTTATGATGCTTATATTACTGTATTCTTTGGCACAACAGCAACACCAACTGGCTACAATAGTCATAAATTACACTTACAATACAATGGCGATGGAACACACTTATTAGAATTTGACAATGGAATTACTCACGTAACAACTGCAACAAAGCAAAGAGGTATAAATAAAAACGATTTACCTTTTAAAAATTTAGCAGTTGAAATACATAGTGCAGGAAATTTAGGAGCATCAGGAAACGGACAAATGCTAATTGAATTAGAATACAGATTACACCCAATTATATCATAGTTACACAATAATGGCAAACGAAAAAATAATATTTGACACCGAAGTAAAAGTAGGCAGTTCAGTAGGTTCAGTAAAAAGTTTAAAAGCAGAATTAAGGGCAGTAACAAATGAACTTGGTAGTCTTGAACAAGGCAGTGAAGCCTTTATAAAAGCAGCACAAAAAGCAGGAGAGTTAAAGGATAGAATTGGCGACATAAAAGCTACTGTAAACGCATTTAATCCTGAAGCAAAGTTTCAAGCATTAGCAGGTGCAGTAGGTATAGCAGCAAATGGCTTTAGTGCAATGCAAGGTGCAATGGCTTTAATGGGTAGTGAGAATGAAGACCTAAACAAAACTATTGCTCAAACACAAGGTGCAATTGCATTAGCTACTGGCTTAAATGGATTGCTTGGAATGAAAGATGCATTTATTCTTTTAAGGACTACTTCTATTGCTACGTTTGCATCAATTAAGGCAAGTATAATGGCAACAGGTTTAGGTGGTTTAATTATAGCACTTGCAGCAGTTGCTACGGCATTTTATGCAATGGCAACAGCATCCGAAGCATCAGCAAAAAGACAGATTGCAGCTATTAATGAAACACAAGATAAATTAAATGAGCAATACGATTTAGAAATTGCAATAGCAAAAGCAGCAGGAAAAAATACAGCAGAATTAGAACGTGGTAAAATTGAAGATAAAAGAAATTCAGCAAGGGAAGCAGTAAGAATAAGTCAAGAGCAATTAGACAAACAACTTTGGGTTAATGATGAAGAACAAAAGGCACATGATGAATTAGTAAAAAATAAAAAATCTATTGACAATGAATATTTAATTTTTGAGGCAGGTGTAACAAAAACAAGACTTGATAAAGAAACTAAATTTTATGAAGATAAAGATAAAAAAGATAAGGAAGCTGCTGATAAAAAGAAA